CCACTGAAGGAATTTATCCTACATCCAAGAAGGAATCAGATATATCCTGTTACAACAAACCTTATTGACGCAAAAGGTGCGATAGGTGAAACAGGATTGTTTATTCCTGAGCATTGGGGTATGCCGCCTTATATTGATGACTGGGGTAATTCACAAACTGAATTAGCCTTAGAAGCCCTGGATAAAAAATATGAAGAGTGGAAAAAGACATTATTACCAGAAGCTTATCAGCTTAAGATATCACAAAGACCACGTAACATAGAAGAGGCATTTGCTTTCCGTGAGGAATCTAAATTCCCGCAACATCTTGTCTCGGCACAAATGCGCCGTATAGATGAAAGAGAATACCCGTATGAATTCATTGACCTTCAGGAAAATGATGACGGTGTGATTAAGGCTCGTAAAACTAACAAGCTTCCTATATCAACTTTCCCAGTAGATCCTAAACTGGAAGATAAGACTGGTGTCTTGGTTGTATACGAGCGTCCTGATAAAGATGCTGAATGGGGTACATACATTGCTTCCATTGACCCGGTTGCTGAAGGTAAGACTGTAACATCCGATTCATTGTGTTCCATTTACGTGTACAAAATGCCTGTTGAAGTTACCAGAGTAACTGACCAAGGAGTTGAAAATTTTGTTGAGGGTGATAAAATAGTTGCATCATGGTGTGGTAGATTTGATGATATCAACAAAACACATGAGCGTTTGGAATTAATAATCCGTTGGTATAATGCGTGGGCGTTGGTAGAGAATAACATCTCTCTATTCATTCAGCACATGATCGGTAAGCGACTTACTAAGTTCCTTGTACCAAAGAATCAGGTAGTGTTCCTTAAAGAGGCTCAGGCGAACAAGAATAGCTTCCAGGAATTTGGATGGCGTAACGTAGGAACTCTCTTCAAAGGAAACATTTTAAATTATCTTATTGAGTGGTGTTCAGAAGTTATTGATGAGGATTTAGATGATGAAGGAGTAATCCTTAAAAAATATCACGGCATCAGAAGAATACCAGACATCATGGCTATGAAGGAGATGCAAGCCTATAGAGATGGAGTCAATGTGGATAGAATTGTTGCTCTAGCATCACTTGTAGCATTTGTGAAAATACTGCAATCTAACAGAGGTTATAAGAAACGCGTTGACAATGAGACGCAAATAGACTTGCAAAAGTCCCAAGAAATGTATAAATTAAAGAGTAACCCTTTTTCTAATTTAGGCCGTTCCAAAAGGAATAGTACAAGCCGTAGAAAAGGTGGTGGATTTAAACACATCAGATGAAGATATACAACGCTTTACAATTAAAAAATGGGGCCAAGACGAAAGCAAACCGTCTTTACAACGTTTCTCAACCGCTTCAGTTTATACCAGGTAAAGAGAAAGACCAGGAGTGGGCTGCGTGGAATATGGATTGGCTTGAATGGCAAGGCTTAAAGGATATCAGATCCAACGCACGCCGTCTCATGAAAAACTATAAGCTTGCTAAAGGTATCATAGACAAGACTGATTACATTGTCGAGGAAGACAATGAAATGAGAGACCTAGTTCAACAGCTTGCTGATGACGAACCTGGAGCATTAGAGCTGAAGTTTTACCCAATCATACCAAATGTAATCAACGTTCTGGTATCTGAGTTTGCTAAACGTGATAAGAAAGTTTCATTCAGAGCCTTGGATGAATACACATACAATGAAATTAAAGAAGGTAAAAGAAGCCAGATAGAAAATATCCTTGTTAAAACTGCTGAGGCAAAATTGATTAACAAGATGATTGAAGCAGGTGCTGATCCGAATGATCCAGAAATTGCACAACAACTTCAACAACAAACTAGCTTAGAAAATCTTAAGACATTACCCGAGATTGAAGACTTCTTTAACAAAAGTTATGAAGTGGTTGCTGAGAAATGGGCGGCCAAACAATACAAAATTGACTATGAGCGCTTCCACATGGATGAGCTTGAGGAAAGAGGCTTTAGAGATTCACTAATTACAGACAGAGAATTCTGGCATTTCCGAATGCTTGAAGATGATTATGACATTGAGCTGTGGAATCCTGCTCTTACATTCTACCACAAATCACCAGACGTTAGATACATATCTCAAGGAAACTGGGTTGGTAAGATTGAAATGATGACTGCTTCAGACATCATAGACAAATATGGATGGCTGATGACTAAAGATCAAATGGACTCTTTACAGTACCACTATCCAATTCAAGCGGCAGGTATCGCAAATTCAGGTTACCAAAATGACGGTACATTTTATGATTCTACTAGGTCTCATGAATTTAACGTTGGCGCTCCTAGTTTAGCGTATCGTCAGTACACATCAGTTAGAGATAATTTTGCCAATAATGGTAATGACATAATTGAGTGGGTTCTTGGAGAATCAGAAGATTACCTGGATCAAGGTTCTGCTAACATGTTACGTGTTACACAATCCTATTGGAAATCACAAATGATGGTTGGTCATTTAACTAAGGTTGACAATCTTACAGGAAAAACTTCTGGTGCTATTATCACAGAAGATTACAAAGTAACTGACAAGCCTATTTACAATACTCAACTTATCAAGAATAAGGATAAGAGAAATCTTATACAAGGTGAGCACATTGAATGGATCTGGATTAATCAAGTTTGGGGTGGTCTTAAAATTGGACCTAATCAACCAAGCTATTTCGGAGTAGAGAATGAGAAAGGCCTTAATCCTATTTACCTTGGGATTAATCAAAATGAAATCAGACCTTTGAAGTTCCAATTCAAAGGAGACAAGAATTTATACGGTTGTAAGTTACCGGTTGAGGGAAGAGTATTCTCAGATCGTAACACAAGATCTACCTCACTGGTAGACTTAATGAGACCACACCAGGTTGGATTCAACATGGTGAACAATCAAATTGCGGACATACTAGTTGATGAAATTGGTACCGTGATTATGCTTGATCAAAATGCATTACCTCGTCACTCACTAGGTGAAGATTGGGGTAAAGGAAATTATGCTAAGGCTTACGCTGCAATGAAAGATTTCAGTGTTCTGCCACTTGACGGTAGTATTGCCAACATGGAGAACGCTTCTCAATTCAGCCACTTCCAGCAAATAGATTTATCTCAGACTAATCGATTGATGAGTAGGATCCAACTTGCCAATTACTTTAAGCAAGAAGCTTTCTCAGTAGTTGGAGTAGGACCTCAACGTATGGGACAGCAGATGGGTCAGTACAGTACAGCAACTCAAGTTGAACAAGAGGTTTCCGGGTCTTATGCTCAAACTGAAATGTATTTTGTACAGCACTCTGATCACTTGATGCCTAGAATACACCAGATGCGAACTGATTTGGCTCAGCATTACTTCTCAACTAATCCTTCTGTAAGGATGCAGATGACAACATCTAATGATGAGAGAGTAAACTTTGAGATTAATGGTACAGATCTTCTCTTAAGAGACATTAACGTGTATTGTACTACAAGAGCTAATCATAGAGCAATCATTGAAAAGATGCGTAGTATTGCAGAACAGAAATCTGCAAGTGGTGGAGAAAGTATCTACGACCTTGGTAAAATCATTGAAGCAGGTTCTATGGGTGAACTTAATTCTGCAATGAAAGGTATTGAGGCTAAGCAGACTGCACAACGTCAAGAACAAATGGCGCATCAGCAGAAAATGAAAGAAATGGAAATGCAACAGGCAGAGAAAGAAAAAGCTATGGAGCTTGATCATGAAGTGCGTGAAGCAGAGAAAGAAAGACGTAAGGATATCCTTGTTGCTGAAATCCGTGCTGCGGGTTATGGTGCTATGCAAGATTTCAATGAGAACAAGCAGTCTGATTTCCAAGACGTAATGGTTGATCTTAAAAAATCTGATGAGTTCCAACAGACAATGAGTCTTTCAAGAGAAAAGGAAAACACACGTAGAACGCAACAGGCTGAGAAGATAGGTCTTGAGCAACAGAAGATGAATTTACAAAGAGAACTTAAGGATAAAGATCTTGAGATAGCCAGAGAGAATAAGAACCAATATGATGTAAAAACCTCTAAGGATAAGAAATGATATTAGTTATAGCCATATAATGGAGAAATCTTAATAAACACATGGACTAATTTTAAACTTTAAATATTTAGTCTCTGTATTTTTGCGTATATTAATAATAAGTCAGACATCTAAAACCAACAAAATGAGTGACACAAAAGAAACAACAAACGTCCAAGAAGTTGAATTAAACATTGCGGACATTTTAAATACAGGAGCAGAAAACGTGATGACTCCTGCAGACAGTGATAAGAAGCCTAGCATCTTTTCACCTGTCAATGTTGACACATCGTTCCTTGACAGAGACTTTAAACAGTCTCCCGAACCAGTAGATCCACCAGCAGCAGCAACGCCGCCAGTGGATACTCCTCTAGTGGACACTCCGCCTGTTGATACGCCACCGGTAGATACACCTCCAGTAGATGTAGACCCATTGGCTCAGCCAGGTGCGGTTACACCAGATGATGATCCTGATAAAAACCAAGGTGGTAGACCTACCAAATCTGTAGCTGTTTTAAAAGCACTACAAGATAAAGGGTTGATTAAGCCTTTTGATGGTGAAGAAGATTTCTCTAAGTACAGTGAGAAAGACATAGTTGAGTTATTTGAAATGAACTTAGTCCAGGAGAAGCAAAAAATACAAAGTGAATTACCTGAGCAGTTTTTCGGTAACATGCCTGTAGAGATGCAGCAAGCTTATCAATACATTGCAAATGGTGGCCGAGATATCCGAGGGATGTTTCAGTCATTAGCGGCAAGTCAGGAAATGCAAAATCTAGACGTTAGTACAGAGCCTGGTCAGGTTCATGCTGTACGTTCTTACTTAAGTGCTACCAATTACGGTACACCTGAGGAAATAGAAGATGAGATCTTCAGTCTTAAAGACAGAGGAGATTTGGAGAAAAAAGCAAATCAATTCAAGCCTAAGTTGGACAGCATGCAACAGCAAATTGTTGCACAGCGTGTAGCGGCTCAAGAGCAAGCTAACAATCAACGTCAACAACAAGCTCAAGTATATCAAGAAAACGTTTTTGGAATCCTTCAAAAAGGAGAACTTAACGGAATGAAACTTGACAACAAGGTGCAGAATATGTTATATGCAGGACTGGTTCAACCGAATTACCCTTCTGTAAGTGGAAAGCAAACAAACTTGTTTGGACACTTAATTGAGAAGTATCAATTTGTAGAGCCTAACCACGAGTTAATCGCGGAAGCTTTATGGTTGCTTGCAGATCCAGATGGGTATAGATCCGAGCTTAAAGGTGCTGGTGCAACAACAGCAGCGCAAGAAACAGCAAGGACGCTTAAGAGTGCTCAAGCAGATAAGCTGAGCTCTTCAGGGCAACAACACACGCAAGAAGATACTGGACGACCGGTAACACGTAAGTCAAGTATCCCAAGGCAAAAGAATAACTTCTTCGGAAGGTAAATGAGTAAATGAATAACAAATAAATATAAACTAAAACAAAATCACAAATGGCAACTCCAGTTTTTAACAATGGCCTGTTTTTACGTGACACGAACTACCACGCTAGTTCGCATGTAGATTCATACCACCTCCAAAACATGCTTAGAGATGCAGAACCTACTGACATGGGACCAGTTGATATCTGGGCAATGTCACAGAAAGTAGAAATGCCTCTTTACCAAATGGCTTCTTTCGGTGGAAAGAACACAATCAATGTAGACAATATTCGCGGTGAATATAAGTGGCAGACTCCTGTGTCTCAGGATCTTCCTTATATCATTGAGGACATTGAACCAGCTAACACTACCAAAGGTATTGATGGTACAACTTTCAAAATCAAATTGAACACACGTGAATTTGGACATGGTGATATTATCACTTATGACAAGTACAACGGATGTGAGATGTTGGTTACTGAAGATGACATCCTTCCTTTAGGAGATGGCTGTATTTATACAGTGATGTTGATCAACAATGACAACTACAAGTTCATGGACAATAAGTTCTTGGCAAACGGAACTAAGTTCTTCAGAAAAGGTTCTGCTAGAGGTGAGTACGGAGAAAGATTCTCTGATATTCAGACTAAGTCAGGATTCCGTGAGTTCTACAACTACGTAGGTGGTGCAGAGGCTCACGTTCACTATTCAATTTCTTCTCGTGCAGACATGCAAATCAAAGGAGGAATGAATGCTGATGGTTCAGTACCAGTTACTGAAATTTGGAGAAACTTTGATAAAAACATGGATCCTTCTGTATCATCTATTGATGACATGGTAGCGACTATGGGGAAAGATTACGTGAAAAGAGCTGTTGCAAACGGTGACCTTTCAAGAACTTTCCTTACTTCTCTTGAGGCAGCGCATCTTACTAAGATCGCTACAGATATCGAGACTTACCTTATGTGGGGTCACGGTGGTAGAGCAAGACAAGACGGTCCAGATGATTTGAGATTATCTGTAGGTCTTTGGAAGCAGCTTGATAACTCTTTCAAAAGAGTATACAACAAAGTGAGTTTCTCACTAGAGTTGTTCAGAGCTGAGTTGTTCAATTTCTACAACGGTAGAGTTGAATTCCAAGGTCCAGATCCAAAACGCCAATTGGTTGTTCAAACTGGAATGGGTGGAATGAGAATGATTAATGACGCTATCAAAGCTGAAGTTGCTGCATCTAACTTAATTGTTAATGCTGGATCAGGTGGAGAAGGTATCGGTGCAATCACAAACAAGGGGATGAACCTTGGATTTGGTTTCGCTTACACAAGCTACATTATTCCTTTCTTAGCAAACGTTCAGTTTGTTATCAACCCAGCGTTTGACAATGTTCATACTAATGACATTGAGAATCCAGTTATTGATGGTCATCCATTGAGTTCTTACTCATTCATCATCTTTGACATCACTGAGAACACTAACGACAACATTTACTTGTTGAAGTTATCTTGGGATAATGCATTGAAATGGTGGTACCAAAATGGTACAATGGATTACATGGGTCGTAGCCAAGGCTTCCAGTCTTCTGGACAGTTCAACGGTTACAGAGTTTACATGACTCAATGTATGCCAGCTATCTGGGTTAAGGATCCAACTAAAGTCCTAAAAATTGTAATGAGAAACCCAATTACGGGAGGATCATTCTAAAAATACCTGAAACGGGGAGTCGGATTTACTGACTCCCCTTTTTCAGTTTTCTGCTAGATGATATGAACAAGACGGGATCGCACCCCGTATCTAGTACAACTTATAAATAAACCAACAATTAAAAACCAACAATTATGAGTAACGAAAAAGAGTTTAGAGAAGGTGAGACTGCAACTGTCAAAGGTGCGCCTGAGTCAACAAAATTGGCAACTGATGTGCCTGACACATTAACCAGAGCATTGGAAGATGTTCCGGATGGTGAGAAGAAGTCTAAGAAAGCTAAAAGCCCATTAGATATTGTAGGGAGTATTTCAGTAAGACCGTTTGTAAACGGAGACAGTGAGAATATGGGACTTGAAAATTATGGCTTTGTCATCTTTCCTGGTACCGCTCAAGAAGAACAATTAGCTGCTGTTGAAAGAAACGGTAGAATTAGATATATTACAGGGCTTGACGAGTATGCTCCTGAAGTACAAAATATTGATGACCCTGAAAAGAAAAAGGCTGTCATCAAAAATATTAGAAGCATTGTAGCTGACATTGAAAAAAGAGTGGCTACAAATGTTATTTCTGATCTTGATGATCCTGAATTCTGGAATAGAGTTGAGGTTATGAAACCTGATAACACAGAGTTCTTTTCAAAGATTAGTCTTCGTTGTACTAATGAGTTTCAGTTCTTAAAGCCTAAGACTGACATTTA